TCAGGCGGGAACGATGTTCTCGGCCGTCGGGCCCTTCTGGCCCTGCGCGATGTCGAAGGTCACCTTCTGGCCCTCGAGCAGCTCCCGGAAGCCTTGGGCGGCGATGTTCGAGTAGTGGGCGAACACGTCAGCGCCGCCACCGTCCTGCTCGATGAAGCCGAAGCCCTTTTCCGCGTTGAACCATTTCACAGTACCGGCAGCCATGTCATATCTCCTTTGCCGAGATCGACAGTAGCACGCCGAAACGGTCCGCGTGCGGTAAGGAGTCACGGTCTGCTTTTTACAGGAGAGAACCTGTCCGCGCGTTCGGTTTAAATCTCACCTCACGGGCACAGCTATTCAATAATTCGGAGCCGGCTCCGCCACGCTCGGGCCCCGACGGCGGACCCGCTCCCGCACAGGCCCGGGAACGACGCAGCGCCCGACCCGACCGAAGTCGAGCCGGGCGCTGCGCAGCGGGCCGGAGGGGGCACCCAGGGGCACCCCCCGCCCACCACCGGTAGGCCCTGTGGGACTCGAACCCACAACCAATGGATTAAAAGTCTGCGGACCCCTCAGACCGCCCTATCCCGGCCCCTGTCGCCTCGTGTCGCGCCGAGCCGGTAAGTGCTGGTCACGGCAGGGTACTCACGGTCTAAGCACCCCTCATTATGTCGCCCCGTGCCGCTCTGTGTCGCCTACTTCCGGGGCATTCGGTTGAGCACTGGCTGAGCAGAAAGGCCCCGCCACCTGCGGTGACGAGGCCTCACGCTGTCCACCAACAACGCTACTCCGCCGGGGCCTTGGCGTCACCCCTGCGCGCCCTGGGCACCAGCGCGGCCGCCTTCTCGGCGATCTCCTTGTCCACCTCGGGCAGCAGCGAAGTGTAGGTGTCCGAGGTCAGCGTGAGCGTGGAATGCCGCAGCGTCTCCTTGATGCTGTGCAGGTCGCCGCCGCCCGCGTGCTGCACCGTCGCCGATACGTGCCGCAGGTCCCGCAAGTTGATCGGCGGCAGATCCGTGCCCTCGCAGATCCGGCGGAACGTCTTGCTGACAACGTCCGGGTGCAGCCACTCCCCCAGCTCTGTCGTGAAGACCTTGCCCGTCTCCACCCATTTGGAGCCGGCCGCCTCCTTCTCCTGCAGCTGGCGGGCGCGGTGCTCGCGCAGCACCTGCACCGTGACGCTGTCCAGGCCGATCGTGCCCGCGCTGCCGTCCGTCTTCGGCTCTGTCTCCACGGGAGTCCAGCCGTCGACGACGATCTCCTTCGCAACGGTCAGCAGGCCCTCGTCGAGCTTCACGTTGGACCAGTCCTGCCCGACGCCCTCGCCTCGGCGCAGGCCGCGGAAGCCGACGAGGTGAAAGAAGGCGTACAAGCGCTCGCCCTCGGCCGCATCCAGGAACTGCCCGAACTGCGGCGGCGTCCACACCATGACCGGGCCCGGCTTATCGTCCGTCTCCCGCCAACGCTGCACCCGCTCCTCAGTCCACAGCTGCGGCTTCGGCCGGCGCCCGGACTCCAACTCGACATGGGACGCGGCGTTGAAGGTGATCAGCTGCCGGGCAATCGCCGCGTTGAGCGCGGTCCGCAGAGTGCGGCGGATGCTCTGTTTCGAGGCCGGACCGGTGATGCGACGGTACGGCTTCATGTCAGCAAGCTTGGAGCGCTCCGCTTCGAGGCCCGCGCGCTCCGCCGCCTTCGGCGAGCCAGGCCGGCCGCGGGTGCAGCGCGCCACCTGCTCGCGTCGTGCCGCATTCTCCGCGGCGATGGTCTCGTTGTCCTCGTCGATGCCGTCGAACATCTCCACCAGATGACCGACGTTCAGCCGGTCCAAGCGCAGGTGCCCAAGACGCGGCTTCAGGTGGACACGGACATGCGAGGCGTAGCTGTTCGTCGTCGTCTTGCGGGTCTTCTTGGCGGCCAGCCACACGTCCAGCCACTCGCCAACGAGCATCTTCCCGTCGAGGGGCACACCGACGCCAAGCTTCCGGGACACCTCGGTGGGGTCGAGTATCGGGCCGCGCGTCTTCTGCAGCTCGGCAAGGAGGTCGCCGACTCGGCGCAGGCCGTCCTCGTCGTCGCCCGCCAGGTCGAGGATGGCGCGGATACGGTCGAGGTCGGTTTGTGCGTCCTTGACGGTGGTGTAGCCGGTGCGCTGGAAGCGCCGGCGGGTGCCGCCTTCGCCGTCTGGGAGTTCCTGGCTGACACGGTGCTTGCCGTGCGAGCGCTTCGACAGGTCCGGGCAGGCGGCGCCGAGGCGTTTGCCGTCCGGGCCGCGGCACTCGCAGCGTTTACTGATGCCGCCGGCGCGGCGGGTGGTCGCCATGAGGTTGCCTTCCCCTGTGTCGGTGTCAAAACGGCGGAGGGCCGTGCTGCGTCCAACGGCTAATGATTTCGCCGTCGTCGTCGTAGACGATGTTCTCGTCCGGCCGTTTTTCGATCTTCATTCCGGGCGGCAGTTCGGGTAGCACGAGCCCGCGCCTCGCCATTTCCTCTCGCAGATCATAGAGGTAGTACTCCAGTTGCTTTGCGACAGCACGAGCGACGGCGCTTTCGTTGTCAGGTTCGCCGACGGTCGCCTCAATTGTCTGACTCTCAAACGCGCTCCGATAATGATTCGTAATCCGGTTTACAACAGCGCGATGCTTCCTCGCAATGTTGATCGCCCACTGATGATGCGCATTGATCCCACCAGGGTAGACGGCCCGCTGGTAGCCCTTGCGCTCCTCAAGGACCACGCGCGCATCGGGCGGTAGACGCTCCCCGCTCCACCAGTCGACGGCTTCGAGTGGATCGGTCTTCTTTCCCGGCAAATACTCGACTTCGCTCACATACCCGGCCGGGAATACGAGTGCCCCTGGCGGCTGCCCGAGCGCGCGGGCAATCACGAGAACCTCAGCAACAGAGACGTTCGTCCGCCTACCATTCTCGATATTCGAAATGACGGTGCGGGGGATATTCGCACCGAGCGCAGCGCACGCGTCTGAGAGCTGCTGAGCGCTCATCCCTGCCGACAGGCGATGCCGTCGGATCTCCCGAGCGATGCTCGTGCCGACTCGTGCCATCCAGTCCGGTTGCTCCATGACGACACAAGCTACGGCAGAGGTTGCGCCGTGTCGACCCGTGCCGTACAGTCCCACCAACCCCGAGCCGCACAGGCTCAACACTGGCAAGGAGTTGCGCCAAAATGACCCAACAGACAGTCGCCCGGCGAGGAGGCCTCGCAGTCGCTGAGGCACTCCAACTCCCGGTGATGTTCGACGTCTGGCCCACGGTCGGCGAAGCCCTCGGCATCGGACGCACCGCCACCTACCAGCTCGCCCGCGACGGCGCGCTGCCCATCCCCTGCATCAGGGTCGGCCGGCAGCTGCGCGCCAAGCGCAGCGACCTTCTGAACTTCCTCGGCATCCGCGAGGAGAACGGCGACGGCGCCGGGGGTCCAGCCCCGACGCCGCTTGCCGAGCGCACTACCGAATCCACTGGCAAGTAGAAGAGAGCACGCTCATGACCAGCGTAATCCCCGAGGCGTCAACGGCGACGCCGGACCCGAGAGACCAGCGCGCCCGCGAGCACCCCGAGCCCGCCGCCCCCTGCCACCTCTACCCCGGCCTCGGTCTGTGCACCAGCATCGACGGCGAGGCAGGAGACGAGGTCGACGCTGACGGTCGGCACGTCGACCACGGCGGCCAGGCCATCACCGTGCCCAGCGGCGAGATGCCCGACGAAGACCCGGCCATCTGGGCCGAGTTCGCCCACCTCTCCGACAGCACCCCGCGCCTCAGGTTCATGGGCGAGGTCATCACCCCGGACCAGGCCTACGAGAGGGCCGATCAGCTGCGGAAGTTCGCCAACGAACTCGACGAGCTCGCCTATCGGGTGCGCGTGGCCCAAGGCCTGTTCAACCTGCGCAAGGTGCGGGAGACGGCCGACCCGGCGTTCGCCGAGGTCCTCACCATCATGGAGAAGGCGATCGTCGAGGACGGCGCCGACCCGGCCGAGGTCAGCGACGAGGTGCTGAGGATTCTCCGCCAGGCCCGTGCCGAGAAGCGCACGGAGATCCGCGCGTGAGCACGGAGACCACCGCTGTGACGGCCGGGGGTGTGCAGCTCGTGGACACCCCCGGCCGCCCGGCCCGACCCGCTGGCTACTGGGAGCGCGTCGCCCGCATCGTCGACGCCGGTCCCCCGCTGGCCAACGACCAGCGCGCCCGCATCCGCGCGGCATTCCACCAGCCCGAGGCCCGGAGGGCAGCAGCATGACCGAGCGACGCCCTGGCCAGTGGCCGGTCGACAAGCCCAACCACCTCACACCGGTCCCGGCGACCGGCGAGCAGCCACCGCAGGACCCGCCTCGCATCGAGGTGCCCGTGCCGGAAGTACGGCTCGTCGCCGTCGTCAACCTCACCGGCCAGTACGGCACGAGCACCGAGGTGATGGACGACCTGCACGAGCAGACGAAGCGGTCCACCGACTGCCACACCGCGATCGTCCAGCTCGGCGAGTCCGCGCTGCAGAAGGCGTCAGGCTTCCTCGGCCACGCGATCGCGTCGAAGTTCTTCCTCGCGGCGCAGCAGATCGAGGTGCACGTCCCGGCCGGTACCAGGTGGGCGTATGTGGCCAGCGAGGTGCAGCGGCACCTTCGCTTCTTCGCCGCCGACCACGCGCGGATGTTGACCAACCTCCGAAATCCCGGCTGATCCCCGGGAGCGCTGCGGCCCCGGGCCATCCCCCAGGCCCGAGGCCGCACGCGCACTCACGAACACCACTGGCCCCGCTCGTAGAAGAGAGCACGTTCGTGAACAGCAGCACCGCCGTCTTCCCGCTGTTCGGGGAGGACGCTGAGCAGGCCCGGGCGGAAATCCAGCCGCCCCCGGCCCGCCTCGGCATGGCCGCCGCCGCGGCTCACCTTGTCGCCTACCGCGACACGCAGTTCGAGGACGGCGAACAGCGCGTGAGCCTCGTTGTCGCCTGCCCGTTCTGCGACCACCAGCACATCCACCCCGCCGGCCTCGTCTCGGCGCCGCGTGTCTGCCCCCGGACGTCGCGCTGCGTCGGACGGCCGACCGGCACGTACTACTTCCCGGCGGTGCAGCGTGACCGATGAGATGGAGCCGACCGCCGAGCTGTCCACGCCCGTGGCCGGAGGCGTCTGGCTCACAGAGCACCGGTTCGCCGCTTTCCCCACCGATCACCCCGAGCTGACCCAGTGCTCGGGGATCGGGAAGGGACACGACCCAGCGGGCTGCGGCCAGCGGGGCAAACACCCCTCGGTGCCGTTCACCCGCGAGCACACCATGGACCCCGGGAAGATCCGTCGCCTCCTCGCCGAGCGACCACAGAACGTCGCCGTGTACGTCGGCGCCTGCACAGGCCCGGACGGCGAGCAGCTGCTCGTGGTGGACAGCGACCGGCCCGGCGCGATCGAGGACGTCGCCAAGGCCCATGGCGAAGTCTGGCCAGCCACCATGCGGGTGCGCACCGCCAAGGGCTACCACGACTATCTCTGGGCCCCGGCGGGGCTGAAGCTGGGCAACGGACTCGGCGCGCTCAAGGGCCAGTTCGACGGCGACGTCCGCGCGGGTAACGCATACGTCGTCGGCCCGGGATCGCTCCACCAGTCCGGCGTTATTTACACGCTGGAGGATCCCGAGCAGCCGCCTGAGCAAGCGCCGGCCTGGCTGCTCGACGCTCTCACCTCACGGCCGGTGGCCCCGGCCCCGCCGGTCGCTCGGGTCACCATCCCCATGGACCGTCTCGACTCCTACACCCGCAAGGTGGTGCAGGACGAGTGCGACGCGATCACGCGCGCACCGGACGGGGACCAGAACAACACGATCAACACGGCCGCGTTCAACGTCGGCACTCTGGTCGGCGCGGGCGCGCTGAGCGAGAGCGAGGCCCGCGAGCACCTTCTCGCCGCAGCCCGCCTGGGGAACCATCCCGAGGGCCGCGCGCTCCCGACGATCGAATCCGGACTCCGGGCCGGCCAAGCGCAACCCCGACTATGGCCCCCGGCGGGCCGCGACGTGCGGCAGATCCCCGTCCCCGGACCGTCTTCCGCCGGGACTTCTGTCATTTCTGTCAGGCAGTCCGTAGGGGTGGAAGACGACTGGGAAGAACCCCTCTCGATCGACCGCCCCACCCTGGCCCCGTTCCCCGTCGACCTCCTCGGACCGAACCTCGCCGCGATCGTCAAGGCGGTCACAGCCCAGGTCCAGGTCGCCCCGGACATCCCCGCGATGATCGCGCTGCCAGCTATCTCCGTGGCCATCGGCGGGCGCGCACAGGTTCGTATTCGCCCCGGCTGGTCGGAGGCCATCGCTCTGTGGACAGCCACCGTCGCGGGCGCCGGTGAGCGCAAGAGTGCAGCCGAAGCGCCGTTCAGTGACACCCTGCGCGGCCTCGAACGGGAACTGCAGGCGAAGGCAATTCCCGAGATCGAGGACGCCGAGCAGCTCATGAAGATTGCCCAAGCCCGCCTCGAGGACGCTGAGAAGGCTGCCATCAAAGCAAAGCCGGATCTCCGGGCGCTCCGCATGGACGAGGCCAAGCTCGCCAAGCAGGAGCTGCGTGAGATGGGCCCCGTGCCCGCACTGCCCCGGCTGCTGTTCGGCGACATCACCCCGGCCGCGATGCCCGTCAAGGCCGCACAGCAGGGCGGTCGGATGGGCGTCATCCACTCCGAGGGCACCCTCATCAAGCAGATGGGCGGCCTGTACAACAGCGGCGCCTCGGACACCGGATTCGCCCTCGACGCCTACGACGGCAAGGCCATGCCCGTCGACCGAGTCGGCCGCGACTCCATCGAGATGGAGAGCGCACACCTGACGATCGGCCTGCTCGTCCAGCCGATCATCCTGGAGCAGCTCGGCCGCAAGAAGGACGACGAGATGCTGCACAACGGCTTCGTGCAGCGCTTCCTGTACGGCTTCCCGGCGTCCCGCCTCGGCTACCAGGACCCGCGCGGGTCGGTCCCGATCCCTGCCGAGGTGATGGACGACCTCCGTTACCGGCTTGGTCGGCTCGTCCACGGCTTGTGGAAGAACAGCATGGTCCGGGCGGTGACCTTCACCGACGAGGCCAGCGAGGTCATGTACGTCTTCCAGGAGGAGATGCAGGAACGGCTGCGCCGCGGCGGCGACCTGCACCCGATGGCGTCGTGGGCGAGCAAGCTGCCGGGCAAGCTCGCGCGCATCGCCGCGCTCATCACCCTCTACGAGAACCCCGATGCCACCCAGGTGCAGGCGTCGGAGCTGCGGGCCGCCCTGGCGATGGCCCCCTACTTCATCACCCACGCCCGGCTCTGCCTCGACCTGATGGGCGCCAACCGGGACGCCAAGCTCATGCCCGCCCGCGACGTCCTGGAGTGGCTGCGCCGCCGCAAGGAGGACAAGCGGCGCGAGCCCTTCACGGTGCGCGACGCGCAGCGCGGCGTGGACGGCAATTCGTGGGGGCCGGAGGGCGTGACCTCCGAGACCGTGCACGACGCGATCCATGTGTTGGTCGACAAGGGCTGGGTCGTACCGCTGCCCGCGCCTGAGCGTCCGGAGGGACAGCGGGGTCGGGCCCCGAGTCCGCGGTTCGCCCCCCATCCCCTCGTCTGGGATTCCTCCTGGAAGAAGAAAGAAGTATCAGAAACACGCCTAAGGAGTGCCTGACAGAAATGACAGAAAGCCACGTCATCCCCGCCACACCGGGCTGGTACCTCGAAGAAACCGACGAGGACGGCGACGTCAGCCTCGACCCCGTCATCGCCTGGAAGGTCACGACCGACAAGGACGGCGACGACATCCTCCTGCCGTTCGTCGACAACTCCCCCGGTTTCCCGCCGTTCGCCCACCCCGAGGAGTCGTTCGTGGTGCTCAACCGCCACGTCGTCTACCGGCCGTCGCACGACCCTGCTGAGGAGAACAACTGATGCCAGGCGAGACCGTGATCACGATCGTCGGAAACCTGGTCGACGACCCGGAACTCCGCTTCACCCCGGCCGGCGTCGCCGTCGCCAAGTTCCGCATCGCCTCCACCCCACGTGTGTTCGACAAGCAGGCGAACGAGTGGAAGGACGGCGACTCCCTGTTCCTCACCTGCTCGGTGTGGCGCCAGGCCGCGGAGAACGTCGCCGAGTCCCTCGCCCGCGGCGTCCGCGTGATCGTCCAGGGACGGCTGAAGCAGCGGTCCTACGAGGACGGCCAGGGCGTCAAGCGCACCGTCTACGAGCTCGACGTCGACGAGGTCGGTCCGAGCCTCGCCCGGGCCACGGCGAAGGTCGAGAAGAACCCGGCAGGCGGCGGCCAGCGGAAGCCAGGTGTCTCAAACGAGACACCTGACCCGTGGGCTACCTCCCAGCCCGCCAACGGCCAGCCGCAGGGCGGCGGATGGGGCGGCGGCCAGCAGCAGCCCGCCACGCAGGGCGCCGGCTACTCCGACGAACCCCCGTTCTAGGCCCGGGAGATCACCATGACCGACCACGAGATCCAGCTGCTCACCATCGGCGTCGCGATCGGCATGTACCTCATGCTGCTCGTCCAGATCACCTTCGGGATCCTCGACGACCGCCGCGACCGCAAGGCCGCGCGCGCCGCCCAGGCCCAGCTCGACGCCGCACGCGAAAGGGCCAGGGCGTGACCGCCTCCTGCGGCCTGTGCGAGCGCGACCTCGAGCACGGCTACCTCTGCCCCGGCTGCACCCTCGGCACCGCCCGGCGCCTCGACCGCGCGCCACGCCTGTACGAGGCCCTCGCCGCGTTCCTCCACCCCGGCGGCCGCCGCCCCGAGCTCGGCCGATCCCGACCGACCGAGGCACCCCTGCCGATCGCCGAGCCCGTGTTCAACCTGCGCGGGCCCGGCGGGATCGTCGGCATCCTGGAGGACTGGCGGTCAGCGATGCAGTCCGACCGCGGATGGGGCGAACCCGCCATCACGGGCCCCATCGAGCGGCGCATCGGCGTAGCCGCGCGAGCCCTGTCCATGAACCTCGACTGGATCGCCGCCAGCTGGCCGATGGCCGGCGCATTCGCCGAGGAGATCCGCGGCCTCGAACGAGACGTCGCCTCGATCGTGAACCCGCCGACGCCGTCGCTGCGGCTTGGCAACTGCCCGGCGGTGTACGAGGACGGTGTCGTGTGTGGTGCTGTCCTGCGTGTCCCGGAGGGCACGGCGAAGGTGGAGTGCCGGTGGTGCAACACCGTCTATCCACCCGAGTCGTGGCTCGCCCTGGCGTCCGGCCAGTGGATCACTGAGGGAGCGGCGTGACTCCCTTGACTGAGATAAGCACCCCTGCTTATAGTTGTAGTCAGGCAGTCACCTCCGGTACTAGGAGGGACGTGACTACGTGGAAAGAGCAGTACGACGAGGCCGTCCGAAAGCAGGACGCCGCACAGAAGGCATACCAAGCCGCTACCGATGAGCGGGCCCGCGCCCTGATCGCGGGCGTATGGGAGCTCGGCACCCAAGCGGCCGTAGCCCGAGAGCTCGGGGTCAAGACTCCCAGCGTCAACCAGGCCATCCGCGCCTACGAGAAGAAGGCCGACAAGAAGGCCGAGTAGATCCACAACTGAAGACGGCCCAAGGCCGGGACGGCAATCCCAGCCAAGGGCCTGACCGCATCGCCTACCTGACCAAACCAGGAGGAGACACGGCTATGGCCGATCTTTCCACGTCCGCATGCGCGGACGACACCACCGTGCGCGCCACCGAACCGAGCGACCTCGCCGTCGCCATCCGCGTCGCCCAGCGCACACTCGACAGCGGCAGCACCGTCGCCCTCCGCGAATCACTGCGCCTCGTCCTCCGCGCCCTCGACGCCGAGCCGGCCACCGAGGAGGAGAAGGCCCGCCGCTTCGTCGACAGGCACTTCCCCGAGGTGGCCGCCTTCCTCGCCGAGCCGCTGTACGGCGGGGACGTCGACGAGTTCACCTCGGACGCCTACGACAGCCTCGCCGACACCGATTTCGACGACGAGCAGGACGACGAGAAAGGGGTGGAGCTACTCCCAACCCCCGTCGGCCCCGGCTGCGGAGCCGCCGCCACGGCCCGCATCGAGGGCTACAGCCCCCGCGGCGGTGTCGCGCACGGCAGCCTCGACCTCGCCGTCTACGCCTGCGCCGAGCACGCCGCCCAGGCCCGTGCCGAGTGGCTCGGCGACCTCCGCCCCCACACGATGCCCCTTGCTCTCCCCGCCAAGTGCGGCCAGCAGTTCGACTACACCACCCTCGGCGGTGGCCAGTGAGCACCGAGCCTCGCACCGCCGTCGTGAGCATCCTCGTTCACAAGCAACTGGAGATCGACGAACCCGACTGGTGCACGGGCACCCACGACCCGCTCGCCCAGTACAAGGTCGACATCAGCCACGACGGCCCCGAGCACGTCATCGCCCCCCGCGGGCGGGAGATGTTCCGGGCCTTCCTCACACAGGCCCCGTTCTCCAATGTCAACGGCACCATCGGCCTGTACATCGAGACTGGCGACCTCACCGGCACCCGCACTCCGGACGAAGTCGAGCAGTTCGCCGACGACCTCGTCCAAGCCGCCGACCAGCTCCGCGCCCTCGGCCGCGAGCTCGCCCGCATCCTCACCGGAGGTGGCCAGTGAGCCGCATCAACGCCCGCGACAGCCTCGCCATCGGTGCCGCCGTCGTCACCGTCCTCCTCACAGCCGCAGCGTTCTGGCTGTCGTATGAGCACCTCCACGACATCGCCGACGGCAACGGCCTCGATGACGCTCGCGCATGGGCGTGGCCGGCCACCGTAGACCTGTTCATCGTCGCCGGGGAACTCCTCATGCTCCGGGCGTCGCTCGCTCGCCGCGGCATGGACTGGTGGGCCGTCGCCCTCGCCGCGTTCGGGTCCCTCGGCTCGATCGCACTGAACGTCGCGGGCGTCGGATACGGGGCTGATCCGATGGAGTACATCGTGGCCGCAGTCCCGCCCTCCGCCGCGCTCGTAGCGTTCGGCGCCCTCATGCGGCAGCTGCACGAGCGCCTGGCGCAGGACGCCCCGGCGTCTCCGGCCGTCCCGAGCGTCCCCGATTCCACAACTGTGGAACTGTCCGAGCCTGCCGAGCCGCCCACCGTCACCCTCGACCGGCTCGACGATCAGGACGCCGTCGAGACGCCCGAACTCCCGCCCGGGACGGGCCAGGACGCCGAGGACGACTGGGCCGAAGCGAACCAGATCCCACCCCAGCCGCCCCTCCTCAACTCCGCCCAGGTCGCCGCGAAGTACGGCATCGAGATGTCCACCGTCCGCTCCTGGGTCGCCTCAGGACGCCTCACCGTCCATTGCAAAGGCATCGGAGGACGCAACCTCTTCCACGAGGACGAGCTCCCCGACTACGAGCCGGTGCCGTCATGATGCGCATCCTGTTCGGGGCCGTCCTCGCGCTCCTCGTCGTCTACCCGTCCCTGTTCGCGGTCGTCCTCGCGGTCGTGTCGCAGCCCGCCGTCCTCGCCTTCGCGGCCGGCGTCATCGCGTGGCCGCGCATCAGCCGCCTTATCCGGGGGTGGACGGCATGAGCGACGCCCTCGACAAGGCGGAGGCCGCCGTCGCCCAGGCCGAGTCCAACACCGGCGTCGTACAGGTCGCGATGGCCGCGCTGGAACTGGCCAAGGCCGCACAGCAGCAGCCACAGCACCACTGCCAGCACGACCACCAGCCGCAGCCCCAGTTCGACGCGAAGAAGTGGTGGACGATCGGCGGCCTCGCCATCGTCGGCGCTGGCGCGGCCAGCGTCCTCGCCATCGCGTTCGCCATCGCCTCGGTCGCCGTCGCGATCGGCGCCAGCTGCGCGACGTGCTGCCTGCTCGTCCTGCGTTCCATGTGGCGCGACTTCCAGAAGGGGAAGTGACCATGCCCAAGTCCGACGACCTCAAGTTCTCCGACTTCACCACCGGCGAGAAGCTGCGCCTGGTCGGCCTGGGCGCCCGCGCCCTCAAGCGGGGCGTGGCCGACGACGGCAGCGGCAACGTCGACATCAGCGACCTGAAGCGCAAGGTCGAGCGCATCGAGAGGAAGGCGCTCCGCCGCAAGAACGGCAAGTAGCAACGCCCCGGGGACGGCGTCCAACCGCCAAGCTGCCGCCGTCCCCGGGCCTCCGTACCCCAGCAAGAGGCAGGAAGCCCCCAGCATGACGAACAACGTCGTCCAGCTCCATAAGGACGCCACCAGGACGCCCCCGCCGGACAGCGAGGACGCCCAGGACGCCGACCTCACCCAGACCATCATCGACGTCGTCCAGAACGCGGAACCGCGTCCTGTCGACCCGCCCACCGAGGCCCCGCCCGCCGGCACGTGGATCGCCGAGAAGCAGGCCTACCTCGCCGAGGCCCCGCCCGTCGTCCCCACATTCCTGCGCAACGCCGCCGAGTTCATCAACGGCGCCCGCTGGACCGTGTCGTACTACGCGCACGTCACCGGCTTCCACGCCCTCCGCGCCCCCGTCTACCTCGCCCGCCTGCTGCTGCGCTCCCCGCGCGGTGCCGGACGGCTCATCGTCCGCTGGGGCAAGTGGGTCGCCGACACCGAGGCCCGACCCGTCGAGGCCAAGGCCGCCGCGTCCGCCGACATCGAGGCGTGGCTGTCGCTGTCCCGCGAGCACTCCCGCCGGGTGCGTCCGCGTCGTATCGCCTCTCTCGCGGTGGCCACCACCACCAGCATCACCGCCCTGGTCAGCTCGTTCCTGGTGCCCGGCTGGACGCTCACCGCGGCGATCGCGGCCGCCGCCCTGACCGGCCTCAACGGGAAGAAGGGCGACAAGCCCCTCATCACCCGCTACGTCGCCACCAATGTGCTGCGCCGCCTCGATTCGACCGAGGTGTTCGAGGCCCTCGCCGCGATCGGCATCGAAGGGCGGAAGGGCCGGCGCGGTGTCGAGTTCGCCTCCGAGGTGATGCGCGACGGGCCCGGCTGGCGTGCCGAGGTCGACCTCCCACCGGGCATCAAGGCCGCTGAGGTCCTGGAGAAGCGGGAGGCCCTCGCCGCCGCCATGCGCCGCCCCATCAGCACCGTGTGGCTTGAGGGCGACCGCACCGCGCATCCCGGCCGCCTCGTCCTGTGGGTGGCGCAGCGCGACCCCGCCAAGGCCGCTCGCAAGCTGTGGCCGCTGATGAAGGACGGCCAGGCCGACGTGTACGAGCCGCTGCCTTACGGCTTCGACCCGCGCGGCAACCTCGTCGAGATCACCCTCATGTACTCAAACCTCCTGGTCGGAGGCATCCCCGGCTCCGGCAAGACCTCCTGCGCCCTCGCCATCGTCCTCGGCGTCGCCCTCGACCCCACCGCCGAACTGTGGATCTTCGAGCTCAAGGGATCCGGCGACCTCGACTCCGTCCGCCCCGTCTGCCACCGCTACGTCTCCGGCGATGAAGACGAGGACCTCGAGGCCGCCCTCGGCGGTATGCGCTCCGGGATCGCCGAGTACCAGCGGCGCGCCAAGTTCATCAAGGGCCTGCCCTCCAGCGAGGTCCCCGAGGGCCGCAAGGTCACCCGCGCCCTCGCGGAGAAGTACCCCGAGCAGAACCTCGGCCCGCGCGTCATCGTCATCGACGAGGTCCAGGAACTCTTCACCCACGCCGACTACAAAGACGAGGCCGCAGCCCTGGCCACCCGCCTCATCAAGAAGGGCCGCGCCTACGGCATCATCCTCATCCTGCTCACGCAGAACCCGGACGCCCCGTCCCTGCCCACCGGCGTCTCCTCGTCGGTCGGCACGCGCCTGTGCCTCGCCGTCATGGACTGGCGGGCCAACAACAACGTCCTGGGGACCGGCGCCTACGACCGCGGCATGCGCGCCACCGACATCAGCGTCGACGAGCAGGGCACGGGCATCCTGGCCCGAGGCCGTGAGGGCATCACCGTCCGCGCCGCGTTCATCAAGCAGACCGAGGCCGAGGACGTCGGGAAGCGGGCCCTGGCTCTGCGGACCGCGGCCGGCACCCTCACCGGACAGGCCGTCGGCCACCAGGTCGAGGTCCTCGACGTTGAGACCGTCGTTGACCACCTGCGCGCGGTGTGGCCGGACGGAGTCGAGGCCGTGCACTCCCATCGTCTCGTCGAGGCCCTCGCCCGCCTGCGGCCCGACCTGTACCGGCCGTGGACGGAGATGGACGCCGCAGCCGCGTCCACCGCTCTCAGCGCGGCCCTGAAGCCCTTCAAGGTGTCCACCAAGCAGCTCACGATCCGGGAGTGCTGCGGCGGAGCCAAGGGCCTCCGCTACGCCGATCTCCCGGCCGCTGAGGACGGCGAATAGGGCCCGCCGAGCCGGTTTCGGGGCAAGGGTGTGGTTTCACCTTGATCCGAAACCGGTTTCGCCCCCGATATCGGGACTGAGCTGCACAGTTTCGAGTTTCGGGCCCTCGCCCGCAGACCCGGAATCACGGGGAAACGCGGGCCCCGGACACCCCGCCCAAGCGATACCACTGCCGCATCATGGGGGGCATGGAGTCGCAGATGATCCGGCCCGGCCACCTCACCGCCCACCAGACCGCGCAGCAGCTCGGCATCACCCTCGGAGGTGTCCGCAAGCTCGTCCAGCGCGGCAAGCTCACCCGCTCCGCCGGCACGCCCCGGCAACCCTGGTACGCCGTCGACCAGGTCGCCGCCCTCGCCGCCGAACGCCCCGCGCGCACCGCTGCTTGACCGCAGGTCAGACGCCGTGTCACGATCTCGGTGAACAACTGTGCCCCGAGACGGGCACCGCAGACACACACGAAGCCCCAGCCAATCCCCCCGGCTGGGGCTTCGTCGTGTCACAACCCAGTCGCAACCCTCGCCGAACCCGCCAAACCCGCGCCACACTGACCCCCTCATCACCAGGCACCAGGGGGGACCATGGGGTTCATCAACGACACCAAGGCGCAGATGGCCGCCACCGAGGCGCAGAAGGCCAGACAGCGCGGGCAGACCGTCCTCGTCTACAAGTTCATCGAGGCCAACACCAACAGCAAGAGCACGGCGCCCATGACCGGCATGGCCGACCAGATCCAGGCCGTCGAGGCTGCAGGCTGGCGCCTCGACCAGATGGCGGCCGCCGAGGGCAAGGCCTTCACCGGCGAACGAGTCGCCCTCGTCTGCATCTTCCGCGCCGTCTGACCACACCGCCCAGGCCCGGCCGCACCCGTAAGCGGTCGGGCCTCCGCACGCCTGGGGGTGAGCGTGGCCACCAACCGTGACGAACTCACCAGCTACGCATGGCGCCAGCTCCGCGCCCGCACCCTCGCCGCGTCCGACGTCTGTGTCGTCTGCGGCCATGGCGCTTCCGACACCGCCGACCACGTGATCCCCGTCAGCAAGGGCGGCGCACGCCTGGACCCCGACAACGTCGCGCCCATCCACGGCGTCTACGGCTGTCCCGTCTGCCTCCGCAAGTGCAACAGCGAGAAGGGCGACCGGCTGCTCGGCGAGGTCGTCCAACTGGCGACGAGCGTCGACTGGTTCGCCGGTCCTCGGTGAGGAGGAGCTCGTGGTGTACCTCGGTCCCCTCACCAGCCAGGCCGCGAGCGACGCGGACGTGGTGGCCGACAGCCTGGTGGACGCGCTCACGAACTGGGACCTGATCGCCTGCACGCCGAGCTGCGCACGGCCATGGCGCCGTTGGCGCTGGCAGGCACCGCGCGTCTGGACCTGCCCTGGATGCCGTACTCGGTGGACAGCCGAGGGCCGCACATGGGTCGAGGTCCTCAGTCCGTCGCAGGTCAGACGCCTGGAGGCCGAGCTCGGGCTCGGGATCTCCCGGCGTTTTTAGAAATCGGACATTTCTCAACCCCGCGCCCAGCTTTTATTTTTCTCCCCCCGGGCCGATCACCCCCGGACGATCTTGGAAGGGGGCGCCATGGGCTCGGTCGAGGACGCCGTTCGCGGTGACGTCGAGCAGCTCGGCGACCTGGTCGGCGTTGAGCCCTCGCTCTCCGAGCTGGCGTACACGCTGGCCGGCCGGATCGACGCTGCGGCCACTGGCCAGTGCGAGACGTGCGGGGAGCCGGTGGCCCAGGACGACAAGCTGCTGCCCCAGTTGACCCGCGAGCTCCGGCAGACGCTCGCCCAGCTGCTGGAGGGGCGGGCCGCTGACGATGACGACGACCTCGGAGACCTGGGCTCCCCCGACTGAGTTCGCCGAGGACCTCTACGAGCGGTACGGGCTCACCTGCCCGCCGCGCTGGGGAACGCCCAGGCATCCGGACCGTCCGTCGCTGGGGCCGAAGCTGTGGAAGGTCATGGCCAAGCTCGGCGCCCCGCCGATGCCCTGGCAGAAGTACGTGTCCGACGTCGCCCTGGAGATCGACCCCGAGACCGGACTGTTCGCGCACCGCGAGGTCGGGCTGTCGGTGTCCCGGCAGCAGGGCAAGACCGAGCTGTGCTTGGGCGCGCAGGTACATCGCGCGCTCGCCTGGCCCCGGCAGAACATCGTCTACGCCGCCCAGACCCGGGGCATGGCACGCCAGCGCTGGGAGGACGAGTTCTGGGAGAAGATCTCGGGCTCGGACCTGGTGAAGCGGGCGCGCATCCGGAAGTCGAACGGCAACGAGGCCATCCTGTGGGGCAAGACCCGCTCGCGGATGGGCATCACGGCGAACACGGAGAAGGCCGGCCACGGTCCGCCGCTCGACTTGGGGTTCATCGACGAGGCGTTCGCACACGAGGATGACCGCCTGGAGCAGGCGTTCAGCCCGGCGATGCTGACCCGGGCTATGGCTCAGCTGTGGTGGGCGTCGGCAGGCGGCACCACGAAGTCGGTGTGGCTGAACAAGAAGCGGGAGATGGGGCGGGCGCTGATTGAAGCGCTGTTCGCCGCGCTCGCCCAAGACGCTGCCGCTGTCCGGCCGCGGGCGGCGTACTTCGAGTGGTTCGCCCCGGAGGACATGGACCGCGCGGACCCGGCGACGTGGCGGGCGACGTTGCCCGCGCTGGGGCACACGGTGACCGAGGCGATCATCGCCGCCGAGCTGGAGAAGATGGACCCGGCCGAGTTCGACCGGGCCTACCTGAACCGCACTCGGAAGCCGACGCCGCCCACCGACCCGAACGTGCCCAAGACGGCGTGGCCTGGGCTGGTCGACAAGGCCAGCAAGCCGGTGGCGTCCGGCGTGGCCCTCGCGATCGACGTGTCGCAGGACCGGAAGCGTGCCGCGATCAGCGCGGCCTCGCTACGTCCGGACGGCAAGGTGCACCTGGAGGTCGTGGCGTACCGGCCCGGTACGGACTGGGTTGTGCCCGCCATGGTGAAGCTCCACAGCCTGTGGAAGCCGGTGGCCGTGGCCGTCGCCGCGTCGGGTGCGCCGGCGAGCTCACTGATCGACGACCTGGTGGCCGCGGGCATCGACGTACCGAAGGACAAGGAGCATCCCGAGCGCGGCGACCTGGCCGTGATGCGCTCCGGCGACGTCCTCGAGGCGTGCGGGCAGATAGCCGACGCCATGAACCAGGGCACCGTGCGCCACCTCGACCAGGTGCCGCTCACGGCCGCCGTGAACGGGGCCAGGACGCGCCGCAACGGGGACGCCTGGACGCTCGACCGCACCAGTTCCCTGACCGAGATCAGCCCGTTCTGCGCGGCGACGTTCGCCCGGTGGGCGCTGCTGATCCGCGGCCCTCACGTGATCGACGACTACGACATCGCGGACTCGTTCGCGTGAGAGGGGGCGAGCCGTGGGTGTCGGGTCGAAGCTGAAGCAGTGGTTCACCCGGGAGATCACCTCTGCCGAGGACCTGCTGGGGCATTCCCGCGAGCGGCGCACTGGCCGCACGCACGTCACCAACGACACGGCGCTGCGCAACAGCGCGGTGTGGGCGTGCCTGCGGCTGCGGGCGGACCTGATGTCGTCCTTCCCGATCGACGTGTTCCGGTACGTCCAGGGAATGCAGGTGGAGGTGCCCAAGCCGCCCGTCCTGGTCTCCCCGGGCGGCACCGAGATGGGCATCAAGGAGTGGATCTACTCCACCCAGTTCGACCTCGACCGAGGCGGCAACGACTTCGGGGTCATCACCGAGCGGACCGGGGTCATCGGCCCGGACGGGCATGGCCTGCCCGGACGTGTCGACCTGGTGGAACTCGGCTCCGTCTCTGTGCGCGGCACGGGCCCCACGATCACGAAGTACGTGATCAACGGTAAGGAGTACGAGCCGTGGGAGGTCTGGCACGAGAAGCAATACACCGTCGCTGGCTGCCCGCTCGGTCTGTCCCCGGTGGCGTTCGCCGCCTGGACAATCGAGGAGACCCTGTCCGCGCAGCAGTTCGCCCGTGACTGGTTCGCCGGCGGGGCCGTGCCCCTGGCCGAGTTGAAGAACACCTCCAAGGTCGTCGACAAGGACTCGGCCCGCATCGCCCGCGAGCAGTTCCGGGCGGCCGTCGACAGCTCGGGCCTGTTCGTTCACGGCGTCGACTGGGAGTACAAGCCGATCCAGGCCGTCGCCTCACAGTCGAGCTTCCTCGAGGCCCGCCAGTACGGGGCCCAGGACATCGCCCGGTTCTTCGGCGTCCCCGGCGACCTGATCGACGTGGCCGTGTCGGGCAGCAGCGTCACCTACGCCAACATCAGCCAGCGCAACCTGCAGTTCCTCATCATGAATCTGGGGCCGGCCGTCGGGCGCCGCGAGGACGCGTTCAGCCGGAAGCTCGTGTCCGGCCCGCGCTTCGTGAAGCTCAACACGGACGCGCTGCTGCGCATGGATCCCGAGGCCCGTGCCCGCACGATCGGCGCGCGCATCACCAACCGGACGCTCGCCCCGTCCGAGGCGCGGGCGCTGGACAACCTGCCGCCCTTCACCGAGGACCAGCTCGCCGAGTTCGACCGGCTCTTCGGCTCGCGGTCCGTCCCCGCGCAACCCACGACCGCCGTACCGGGAGCATCGTCATGACCGCCATCACGCTCGCCGCGGCCGCGGCGGAACGAGCCCACAACGTCCGCCAGCGCGCCGACCGGCCCTCACAGCGCCGTTGCGCCGAGCAGCCCGGATCCCGCGCCACGGTGCGCGCCGCCCTGTCTGGCGTCGAGGTCCGCGAGGCCGGTGACGGCGGAACCCTGGAGTTCGTCGGACGGGCGTCCGTGTACGAGCAGGCCTACGAGATGTGGGACATGTTCGGCCCCTATACGGAGGTCGTCACTGAGGGCGCCGGCTCCGACTCGCTGGCCCGCGCCGACCTCGACGTGCCCCTCGTCCTGGGGCACGACCAGCTGCGCCGCATGGCCCGCACCACCACTGGCACGCTGCTGCTGACGGAGAGCGCCGACGGCCTCGACGTGCGCGCGCCCGCCCTCGACCCGAACGACTACGACGTCGCGTACATCGCGCCGAAGCTGCGGTCGGGCCTGGTGGACGAGATGTCGTTCGCGTTCCGCATCGAGTCGGGCCAGTGGTCCCCGGACTACACCGAGTACCGCATCAATCGGTACGACATCCACCGCGGCGACGTCGCGATCGTCGGCTACGGCGCCAATCCGTACACCGGGGCGAGCATGCGCCAGCCCGCGGCCGCGCCGACGTCGAGCCGGGCCCGGGCGCTGCTGGAGATCGCGCTCGCCCGCTGACCCCTGATCTTCCCGCCGTCCGGCGGGAGTTACTGCCCTGCGCTCTACGCGCACGAGCCCACCCGGCGCCATGCCTCGGGTGGCCGTCTGACCTGGACACGGGGCGTCTGGAATCCATCGAGCAAGGAGGCCGAGCCGTGACGCTCGCCGAACTGATCGCCCAGGCGCGCACTGCGCTGGGAACGGCGATCACCACCCGCCAGCAGGAGCAGGACGCCCTCGTGGCGCTCCGCTCCGACGAGAATCTGACCGAGGAGGCCGTCACCGCGCAGGTCGCCCGCCGCGACACCGCGGACGCCGAGGTCACCCGCCGCCAGGAGGCCCTCGCCGAACTGGAGGCCGAGCAGGTCCGCGAGGACGAGCTCGCCGCCCTGCAGGCGCGCACGACTCCGGCCGCCAACCGGGCCCCGGCCTACGACCAGGTGCACCGCGTCGGCCAGGAAGAGCGCACCTACCGGCCCGACCAGGACCGTCGCGGCCGCCAGTTCGAGCGCGACGTCGTCGCGGCGACTCTCGGCGACGACTACGCGGCACGTGAGCGGCTCGCCCGGCACATGGCCGAGGAGCACGTCGAGCGGGGCAACGAGCTGGAGCGCGCGGCGGGCACGGGCGCGTTCGCGGGCCTGGTGGTGCCGCAGTACCTGACCGACCTGTACGCCCCGGCCGCGGCCGCCAAGCGCCCGTTCGCGGACGCCATCCGCAAGCACGACCTGCCCGCGCAGGGCATGACGGTCAACCTGTCGCGCATCACCACGGCGACCAGCACCGCCATCCAGACGGAGAACGCGGGCGTGTCCGAGACGGACATCGACGACACGCTGCTGACGTTCAACGTGCAGACCAACGCGGGCCAGCAGACGCTGTCCCGGCAGGCCATCGAGCGGGGCGCCGGCGTCGAGCCGGTCGTTCTGGACGACCTGTTCCGGCGGTACGCGACCACGCTGGACAACACGCTGATCAACCAGGCCACCAACGGCCTGACCAACGTGGCCACGACCGTCGCCTACACCGACGGCACGCCGACCATGGCGGAGCTGTACCCGAAGATCTTCGAAGGTCTCTCGGGTGTCGAGGCCGCGCTGCTGGACCAGGCGTCCGGCGAGAACATCGCGGTCATGCACTCCCGCCGCTGGTTCTGGATGCAGAACATCCTGGGCTCGACCTGGCCGCTCATCAGCCAGCCCGGCATCGCCGCGCAGATGTCCGGCACGAACCTCGGCACCGCCTACGGCAGCGGCGTGCGCGGCACGCTGCCCAACGGCACTCCGGTCATCGTCGACAACAACATCGCGACGAACCTCGGTGCGGGCACCAACGAGGACGAGATCTACCTCGTCGACCGCAACGAGTGCCACCTGTGGGAGGACCCGAGCGCCCCGATGTACATCCGGGCGGAGCAGACCAAGGCGGCCAGCCTCGGTGTGCTGATGGTCGTGTACGGCTACTTCGCGTACACCCACGTCCGGTACGCGCAGGCCCGCAAGATCGCCGGTACGGGCCTGGTGACGCCGACCTTCACCGGCAGCTGATCCCTCGGCGCAAGGGCCCGCCCCAGGCGGGGCGGGCCCTCGTGGTCCACCACTCATCCCCGGGAGGGAGTAAGCCATGGCTACGGAAGATCCGATGGTCGCTGCGCTGCTGCGCGAGCGCGAGGTCCTGGTGCAGCGCGGCCTCACGGACCGCGTCGGCCAGGTCGACGAACAGCTGAAGCTGCGCGGTGTCGAGCCGCCGGCCGACGACAAGCCCGCACCCGCGTCCCGCTCGACGCCGCCGAAGGGGCGCCGAGCCCGGGGCACCGAGCAGGCGTGACGTGGCCAACGAGTACGTCACCCTTGAGGAGCTGAAGACCCAGCTCGGTATCGAGGCCGACGACGCCACCCGGGACGCCTTGCTGAACCGGGCTCGCAGCTCGGCGTCCCGGAGCATCGACAAGACGACCGGGCGGCGGTTCTGGCTCGACGAGACGGCCGTGCAGCGGGTGTTCAACCCACGCGGCAACATCGTGCGCGAGGACGACGGCGACCTGTTCCTCGTCGACGACATCGGCGACGCCGCGGGCCTGATCGTCGAGACCGGCTCGGGATCCTCGTGGGCGGCCGTCACCGACTACGAGACGCACCCCGACAACGCCCTGGCCGACGGCAAGCCGATCACCGCTCTGCTTCGGCCGCTCGGCACATGGGGCATCGCGACCACTCGCCTGCGGGTGACTGCCCGGTTCGGGTGGCCGGCCGTGCCGGACGACATCGTCGAGGCCGCGATGATCCAGGCCTCCCGGCTCTACAAGCGCAAGGACTCCCCCGAGGGCATTATCGGCTCGGCCGAGTGGGGCGTGCGCAACTTGTCCCGCCGGGATCCGGACGTGTGGGCGCTGATCGAGCCGTACATCCTTCCCGGCTTCGGATAGGGGGCGGCCGTGCAGATCTCCGCTGTCCGCGATGCCATCGCGGACGCTGCCCGCGTGGTCGTCCTGCCTACCGGCATCGGGAAGCTGACGTGCCTCGGGTACGTGCCGGACTCGGTGGTCGCTCCGGTGTTCTTCGTCGGCGAGGTCGACATCGTGTTCGACAAGACGATGGGCCGCGGCACCGACGAGCTGCAGTTCACATGCCGCGTGCTGGCCGGCCGCGCGGATGACCGCTCCGCTCAGCGCATCCTCGACGCGCTGCTGTCCGGGGCGGGCGAGGCCTCGCTGAAGCAGGCAATCGAGGCGGCCCGCGGCGCCCCCGGCGAGCTCGCCCTCGGCGGCCTGGCCGACGACCTGCACCTGGAACGGGTGCAGGGCTACCGCTGGTACGAGCATGCCGGGTCCAGCTACGTGGGCGCCGAGCTCGCCATCAAGGTCATCGGAGACGGGAGGACATGATGCGGATCCGCATCACCCAGCAGCAGCCCGAGGGCGCGCTGCTCAACGGTGAGCCGTGGCCCGCCGAGGGCGACGAGGCTGAGGTGCCGACCGCGCAGGGCGCGCACCTGGTCGCCTCCGGCGTCGCCGAGGAAGTCACCGACGAGCCGTCCAAGGGCGGCCGTAAGAGCCGGGCGAGGGGAGGCGACAGTGGGTAAGTCGATCCTGACCAACGTTCGCTGCTTCGCCGTCGGCGTCGACCTCACCGGCGTCTCCAACAAGATCGAGCTGTCCAGCGAGGCCGAAGTCAAGAAGACCACGAACTACGGCTCGAACGGCTGGGACGAGGTCATCGGCGGGATCGCCTCGGCGGAGATCTCCGGTGAGGGCCAGTGGGAGGCCGGGGACACGACCAAGGTCGACGACGCGTCCTGGTCGCAGCTGGGCGGGATCGGCCCCTGGTCGATCAGCGCGAACAACGCTGCGGCCGTGGGCAGTCTGGCGTACTTCACCAGCGCCCTGCGCGCCGACTACAAGCTGTTCGACGCGGTCGGCGAGGTCGCCCCCTGGACCAGCAGCGCGAAGAGCAGCTGGCCGCTGGTGCGCGGGCAGTTCGCCCACCCGCCCGGGACCGCCCGCACCGCCACCGGCACCGGCACCGCCCTGCAGGTCGGGGCTGTGACCGCAGGGAAGCGGATGTACGCCGCCCTGCACGTCCTCTCGGTGGCCGGCACCGCCACCCCGACTATCACCGGCCGCGTCGAATCATCCGTCGACAACACCTTCGCCGCCCCGACGACTCGGCTCACCTTCGCCGCGGCCACGGCCGTCGGAGGCCAGGCCCTGCGCACGGACGGCACTGCCATCACCGACACGTGGTGGCGGATCGCGTGGACGATCTCCGGCACCACGCCGTCGTTCCTGTTCGCCGCCTCGCTCGGCATCCAGTAATCCCGCCTTGTCCCCGGCCCACCCACGGGCCCTCCGCCATGCCCTGAAAGGGGGCCCGCCGTGCCCAAGATGGTTCTGCTCGCCCAGTACGTGTCGATCAATGCCAACGTCCTGAACACCTACACCCGCAAGGCGGAGCTGACCACCGAGGTCGAGGAGAAGGACGTCACCACCTACGCCTCGCTCGGCTGGAAAGAAGTCCTGGGTGGCATCAAGTCCGGTGAGCTCGGCTGCGAGTTCCTCCAGGACGTCGCTGCGGCAGCACTCGACTCGATCATGTGGCCACTCCTCGGGACGGTCGTTCCGTTCGAGGTGCGAGCCGACCAGGCCGCGGTCGGCACCTCGAACCCGAAGTACACCGGCTCGATCCTGATCAACGGCTGGAATCCGATCACCGGTTCGGTCGGCGACGAGGCCACCGTGTCACTCAACTTCCCCACCTCCGGGGCTGTGGTGAGGGCGACCGTCTGATGGCCGACGGGCCGCCGTTCTCCCTCGGTGTGGAGACGCATCAGGGCCTGGACGCCCTGGTGCGTGCGCTGCGGGCCGAGGAGGACGGCAAGCAGCTGCGTAAGGACCTCGCGAAGAACATGCGCGAGGCCCTCAAGCCGGGGGCGCAGCAGGCCAAGAGCTCCATCATGGCGATGGCGTCGACCGGGATCATGGCGACGGCGCCCGCGCTGCGCTCCTCGATCTCCCGGAAGATCCGGCCCGAGGTCAAGCTCGGCGGCCGCTGGTCCGGCGCCCGCGTGAAGGCCTTCAAGACGAAGAACATCCGCAACTTCCCCAACGCGCCCAAGCGCACGAACCGCGCTTCTGGCTGGCGCCACCCGGTGTGGGGCAACCGCGACAACTGGGTGACCCAGCACGGAAAGATCGAGTGGTTCGACCGTGCCTTCCAGGGCCGCGAGGGGATCTACCGGGCCGCTGTCGAGCAGGCCATGGAAGACATGGCCCGGCGCATCGCCGACCGGGCCGGATAGGAAGCGAGCACCCCGTGTTTCTGGTCTACACGCCCGAAGGCACCGAGGAGCCGAAGCGCTGGAAGTACCAGCCCAAGAAGCTCATGAGCCCGGAGCGGGAGCTCCTGGAGAAGCTCACCGGCAAGAACTTCACCGAGTTCACCGTTGACGTGCAGAAGGGCAACAGCCGCTGCCGACGCGCGCTGCTGTTCATCTACCTCAAGCGGGAGCACCCCACCCTGAAGTTCGACGACGTCGACTTCGCATGGGACGAGCTCACCCTCGAGCACTCCAAGGGCGAGCTGCAGCTGATGCGCGAGCAGCTGCCCGACACGGTGGATCCCGAGCAGCTGGACGCAGTACGGGCCAAGCTCGACGAGGAGATCGCCGACGCCTACGACGACCCGGACGAAGAGGGAAAAGCACAGCTGCCGATCGCAGGCTGAAGCGACTCGGCGATGCCGCCCACCTGCTCGGCATCCGCGGCCGGGACTGGGACACCCTCACCGTCGAAGAGACGGACGCCTATCTCGGCTGGATCGACGCCTACATCGAGGCCCAGCAGAAGGCCGAAGAAAAGCTGAAGTCGGGGCGCTGACCGCCCGCTACCCAGGAGGGAGGCGGGCCGGTGAGCGACACCTCGCTCGTGTTCAACCTCGTTGCCCGTGACCGCGCCTCCGCGACCCTCGGCAAGGTCAAGGAGAAGTTCGACACCGCGGCCACCGGCATCGCCGCCGGAGTGGCCGGCGCCCTGGGCGTCGGGATCGCCCAGTCGCTCGACATGTCGGCGGCCAACGCCAAGCTGGCCGCGCAGCTGGGCGTCGGCCCGGCCGAGGCCGCGAAGCTGTCCAAGGTGAGCGCCGACGTCTACGCCAACGCGTGGGGCGACTCGGCGACCACCGTCAACGAGGCGATCAAGGGCGTCTACCAGAACATCGGGGACGTCTCGCAGGCCAAGGGCGGCCTGGAGGGCGTCACGTCCAAGGCCCTCGCGCTGGCGGAGACGTTCGACCAGGAGGTCGGGCCGACCACGGCCGCCGTCGGGCAGATGCTCAAGACCGGCCTGGCCAAGAACGCCGACGAGGCGTTCGACATCCTCACCGCCGGATTCCAGTCCGGCGCGAACAAGGCCGACGACCTCTTGGACACGGTCGGCGAGTACGGCACGCAGTGGCGCAAGTTCGGCCTGGACGGGCAGACCGCGATGGGCCTGCTCTCCCAGGGTCTACAGGGCGGCGCCCGCGACGCTGATGTGGTCGCCGACGCGATCAAGGAATTCAGCATCCGGGCCATCGACGGATCGAAGACCACCGCGCAGGGCTTCGAGATGATCGGCCTGAACGCGAAGGACATGGCCGCCAAGATCGGGGCGGGCGGCAAGGGCGCTACCGACGCGCTCGACGAGACCCTTGACCGGCTCCGCAACATCAAGGACCCGGTCAAGCAGGCCGCAGCCGCAACCGCCCTCTTCGGAACGCAGAGCGAGGACCTCGGGAAGGCGTTGTACAGCCTCGACCCGTCTTCCGCCGTGAGCGCCCTGGGCCAGGTCGGCGGCGCCGCCGACAAGGCCATGAAGACCATTTCGGAGTCCCCGGCCAAGACTCTGGAGCGCTTCAAGCGGGAGGCGACCACGAAGCTGGCCGAAGTGGCGGGAACCTTCATCCAGTTCGCGACGAACAACCAGAGCGTCATGGAGCCCCTCGCCTACACCCTCGCCGGAGTGGCGGCCGCCGTCCTGGTCATCAAGGCAGGGATGGTGGTGTGGACCGCCGCGCAGGCTGCCTGGTCCGCGGCGACCGCTATCGCTACCGGCGTGCAATGGGCGTGGAACAGCGCGCTGTTCGCGTCCCCGATCACGTGGATCATCCTCGGGATCATCGCCCTGGTCGCCATCATCGTGATCATCGCGACGAAGACCACCTGGTTCCAGACGATCTGGGCGACTGTGTGGGGCGCCATCAAGGCGGTGGTCGCCATGCACGTCAACGCCATCATGGCCGTGATCGGCTGGTTCGCGTCCCTGCCCGGCAAGTTCGCGGGCTGGTTCGGTGCGGCGAAGGACTGGGCCGTGCAGAAGTTCACCGCCCTGGTGTCGTGGCTGACCGGATTCCCGGGCCGGGCCCTGGGCGCGATCAACAACCTCAACGTCTACATCGGCAACAAAGCGATCCAGGCTGGCAACGCCCTCAAGAACGCCGTCATCGACCGGGCCATGGCCCTGGTGAACTGGCTGGGCGGCCTCGGCTCCCGCGCAGTGCGGGCCGTGGGTAACTTCCATTCCCTGCTCTACAACAAGGGCCGGGACGTCATCACCGGTCTGTGGAACGGCATCAGCGGAATGGGCGGCTGGCTCTGGTCCAAGGTCACCAGCTTCGTCCGCTCCAACGTCGTCGACGCCGCCAAGAGCTTCCTGCACATCGGCTCCCCGTCGAAGCTGATGGCCGACCAGATCGGCCACTGGATCCCCGCCGGTATCGCCCAGGGCGCCGAGAACAACCGCGGGGCCCTCGACAAGACCATGCAGGGCCTGGTCGACCCCGCCCCGTACCGTCCCGCTGCCGCCTCGGTCGGCACCGCGCCCTACGCCGGAGCGGCGAGCGCGACCGCAGGCCGCCCCCTGCAGGCGATGGTGCGGCTGGTGAACAGCAGCAACGACCCGTTCATGGACTGGCTGAAAGAACGGATCCGCGTCGAGTTCGGCGGGGACGTCACAGCCCTCAACTCCGGAAGGTGAGCATGCCCAGCCTGCCCCCGCCCGTGTGGGCCGAGCTGTTCTACGACGGCGCCTTCAACAGCATCACCGGGGACCTGCACGTGCGGGCCCCGGTGTCTGTCACCCGCGGCCGCAGCGGCGAGCGGGACTCCGCCGGCCCGAGCCAGGGCGCGATGACCCTGCTCAACACCGGCGCCAAGTTCTCGCGCCGCAACCCCAACAGCGAGCTGTACGGACAGATCGGCCTCAACACACCGATCCGCTACGGCTACGACGGGGTCGGCTCGGTGTGGGCCGTCGCCACCGGTGCGGCCACCTCCTACCTGTCGACCCCCTCGTCGGCCAGCTACAACATCACCGGCGACCTCGACGTCCGCGTCGAGGTCGCGAGTGAGAGCTGGACCTCTGAAAACTCGAACATCGCCAACCGGTACGACGCCACCACGAACGAGCGCGGCTGGTCCCTGCGGGTGTCCGCGAGCGGAGTGCCGCAGCTGTTCTGGAGTACTGACGGAACGACGTCACCGTCCGTGTCGGCTACCGCTTATCTCCCCGCGCACGCGGGGCAGCGGATCGCCCTGCGGGCCACCCTCGACGTGGCGAACGCCGCCGGCGTCTACGAGGTGCGGTTTTACACCGGCCTGGACGCCGGGTCCGGCGACGAGGACACCTGGCACCTGCTCGGTGACCCCGTCATCGGCAGCACCTCGACCAGCGTCAACAACCCGTCTCTGCCGGTCCGGTTCGGGGCTCTGCCGACATCGGCCAACCCTGGTCTGGAAGGACGCCTCTACCGGCTCCAGCTGCGCGACGGCATCGGCGGCACCGTCCTCCTGGACGTCGACACCTCCCTCGCCGCGGTCGGTGCCGGTTCCTTCCAGGATGCGGGCGGCCACACCTGGACGGCGAATCAGGTCACGTTCACCCGGCGGCATGTGCGTTTCCACGGCGAGGTGCCCGACTGGACTCCGTTGCGGGACAAGTCCGGCAACTTCAAGACGGTGTCCATCAGCCCGGCAGGGATCTCGCGGCGCCTGTCCTCCGGCGAGAAATTGCTCAGGTCGCCACTGTTCAGGGAGATGTCCAACCGGGCCCGGCAGAACATCGTCGCCTACTGGCCGCTTGAGGACTCCTCCGACGCCCTCAGCCTGGCGAGCGGCCTGGTCGGCGGCAGGACCGGCAAGTTCAGCGGCGACGTCTCCCTGGCCGCGGACTCCACCAGCTGGCTGTCGTCGGATCCGCTGCCCACGATCCGCGCAGGCAAGGTCACGTTGCCGGTCCTCGCCTACACCGACACCGGCCAGATGTCGATGCGCTTCCTGCTCGCGGTGCCCTCCACCGGGGTCACCACGAACGGGGTCATGGCCCGGCTGACCACGACCGGCACCGTGCGGGTGTGGGAGCTCGGTATCCGCACCGACGGCACGCTGCGGGTGACCGCTTACGACTCGGACGGCGCCGTCCTCGACGACGACATCATCGCCTTCACCGTGAACGGCAGCACGGTGGCGGTCACCTTCGAGGTCTCCGTCAGCGGCTCCACGATCACCCGACGCCTCGTGACCACGCCCTACACGCCGGGCCTGACCATCAACACCCTGATCCAGCCCACGGCGTCCACCGGCACACTCACCGGCACGTCCGTCGGGCGCATCACCAGCCTCCAGCTCGGCGACGGCACCGCCGACCTGGGCGGCATCACCGTGGGCCATCCGGCGATCGCCAACGACCTGAACGGCTACGCGAACACCGGCAGCGCGACGATCGGCTGGAACGGCGAGTCCGCCCGGGCGCGGCTGCTGCGCCTGGCCGCCGAGGAAGAGGTGCCGCTGTCCGTCGCGATGGACGACGGAGCGCGGCCGCAGATGGGCGTCCAGCAGTCTTCCACCTTCCTGGACCTCATCCGGCAGGTGGAAACCGTTGACCAGGGCGTGCTGTTCGAGCGCCGCGACGGCATCGAGCTCGCCTACCGGGGCGCGAGCACGCTGCTCAACCAAGAGCCCGTCCTCACCCTCGACTTCGAGGACGGCCTCTTCGACGACATCCGGCCCAAGGACGACGACCGGGCCGCGTTCAACGCCATGACGGCGAAACGGATCGGTGGCTCCGAGTTCACCTATGAGCTCACCGAGGGCGCCAACAGCATCCAGGACCCGCCGGACGGCATCGGCTACTACGGCACCTCCGTGGACCTGTCTCTCGCCTCCGACGATGATCTGCCCGATCAGGCCGCCTGGCGCGTCCACGTGGCCACCGTCGACGAGATGCGCTACCCGACGATCACCCTCAACCTGGCCAACTCGCGGGTGTACGCGCTCTTCGACGACATCATGCGCGTCGACGTCGGCGACAAGATCCGGCTGACCAATCTGCCGGCGGACTACAGCGTCGACGACGTCGACCTGCTCGTGTGGGGGCCGTCCGAGGCGCCCGGCCCGGACAACTGGCCCGTGACGTTCACCTGCGTGCCGGCCGAGCCCTGGAGCGCTGGCATCATCGCGAGCCTGTTCTACGGGCGCGCCGACACTGCGGGCTGCGAACTGATCTCGGACTACAGCGATTCCGCGACGTCAATGCTGGTGTTCACCACTGCTCAGGTTCCGTGGATCAACGCGGCCCCGGTCCGCAACACCAACAGCGGCTTCGACTCCGGCATCACGGGCTGGTCCGCGTTCGGTGGTGCCTCGCTGGCCTGGGATGCCACCCGCGGTCGCCCCGGCAGCCTCACCCTGGGCTGCCTGCAGCTCACCACCTCCGGAGCCTCCACACCACGGGCAGAAGGCGCCCGCACCGCGGTCGAACCCAACCGGCCCTACATCCTCTCCGGCTGGCTACGCGCCGACAGCACGCTCGGGACCACCGCCAGCGTGTCAGTGAACTGGTACACCGCCCTGTCCGGCGGCTCCTTCATCACCACCTCCAGCGTCACCCTGACGCTCACCGCAGGCGTTTGGACCTACTTCCAGGGCACCGTCACGTCCCCGGCGACCGCACTCGGCGGAGGCGTCCTGACATCCCTCGGCGGCACGCCGTCCACCGGTCTGGTGTGGCGGGCGGATGACCTGGAGCTGCGGGACTACGTGGCGAACACCTTCGCCAACGACTTCCCCATGGAACTGCGGGCCGGAGGGGAGGTCATGCGAGCCACCGCCTGCGCCAGCGCGTTCTACGACTCCCTATCCAGGACCGTGGCACCGGGCGGCTGGGGCACCTCCGACTCCGGGGCCGCGTACAGCACCGGAGGCGGGACCGGCACCGACTTCTCGGTCGGCTCCGGCTACGGCATCCACACCATGACGTCGGTGTCCGCGGCCCGCCGCACCTACGTCGGCTACAACTACCCCGAGCTCGACTACTACGGATCCATCGCCGTCAGCGCGATCGCCACCGGCGGCAGCATCTTCGGAGCGCTCACGGGCCGCTACCAGGACGTGTCCAACGTCTACCTGGCCATGGCGGAGTTCACCACGGCGAGCACCCTGATCCTGAGCCTGCGCAAGCGCGTCGCGGGCGCAGAGACCACGCTCGCCTCGTTCACCCCGGGCATCACCTACAGCGCGGGCACGTTCTACCGGATCCGCCTGCAGATCATCGGCACGACGCTCAAGGCGAAGATCTGGGCCGCGTCGTCGCTGGAGCCGGGGCCGTGGCAGATCGTCGCCACCGACAGCTCCCTGAACACCCCGGTGTTCCTGGGCGTCTACTCGATCCTTGCCGGTGCCAACACCAACGTCAGCCCGCAGGTGCGCTACGACAACCTCGAGCTGGCCAACCCGCAGACCTTCACCATGACCCGGTCGGTCAACGGCGTCGTGAAGGCCCAAAGCGCCGGCGAGGACATCCGGCTTGCCACCCCCGTCTACGTGGCTCCCTGAGGAGGAACAGTGCCGGACATCGTCTATGCCGGACAGCGGATCACGGCCGACATGCTCTCTTACCGGTCGCCCTACACCGTGGTGTACGCCCCGCTCGCCGCGAACACGGCCACGACCACGACGACGGAGGCCGTGGCCATCACGACTCCGTCGATCACCTTCAAGAACGGGCGGGCCTACCGGATCACGCTGAAGGGCCTGGCGCAGTCGTCGGTGTCCGGTGACACGGTCACGATGCGTGTGCGCAAGACCGACACGTCGGGGGCCGCGTATGTGGACCAGCTCCGGAAGTACATTCCGGCCGCCGGCGCGAACACGCCCGAGCACTTCAGCAACATCGCCACGAACACGACGGGATCCGACGTCACCGCAGTCTTGGTGGCCACCTACCAGCGGGCCAGCGGCACAGGCAACGCCCTGATCGCCGCATCCGCCAACAACGTCGCCTTCGTCCTCGTCGAGGACGTCGGCCCCGCGGGCGACTACTCCAGCGCCCAGGCCATCAGCTAGTCCGCGCTGTCCGACCGCCCCGCGCCACTTGGCCGGGGCCTTTCGCATATCTGGAGACCGCATGGCCACACCGCCCAGTGCGTCCACGTTCGCGCAGCTGCTGCGCGCCGAGGGCGTGACCGTCGTCGAGGTCGGCGACTGGGAGACCCACAACCGCAACGCGAAGGGACCGTGGGGGCCCGTGCACGGCGTGATGATCCATCACACCGTCACCAAGGGCACCGCCGCCACGGTGAAGATCTGCCGCGACGGTCGCTCCGACCTTCCCGGCCCTCTGTGCCACGGCGTCATCGCCAAGGACGGCACCGTGCACCTCGTCGGCTACGGCCGCGCCAACCATGCCGGGCTGGGCGACCCCGACGTCCTGGCCGCGGTCATCGCCGAGCACAAGACGCCGGCCGACAACGAGGCCACGGTCGACGGCAACCGCCACTTTTACGGCTTCGAGTGCGAGAACCTCGGCGACGGCAAAGACCCATGGCCGGCCAAGCAGATCGAGGCCATCATCCGCGTGAGCGCCGCCCTTGTCCGCCACCACGGCTGGGGCGCCCTGTCCGTCATCGGGCATCTGGAGTGGCAGCCAGGAAAGGTCGACCCCCGCGGCTTCACCATGGACTGGCTCCGCGGGAAGGTCGCCGAGCGGCTCGCCGCGGGCAAGCCCACGACCACACTGCCGGCCCCGGCCAAGCCGACCGTCGACCTGTCCAAGGTCGTCGCCGCGGCCCGCTCGAACCCGAAGGCATCCGGCACCCCGGTCACCTACGCGGGCGTGCGCACCGTCGAGGCCGCCCTCGTCAACGCGGGATACCTCGCCAAGGCGTACAGCGACGGCCACTACGGCACGGTCACCGTGCAGGCCTACGCCAAGTGGCAACGCCACCTCGGCTACTCGGGGACGGCCGCCGACGGCATCCCCGGCATGACCTCGCTGAAGAAGCTCGGCGAGAAGTACGGGTTCACCGTCACCACCTGACCGGAAGGACCGATCCCTCATGGCGAACGCGCCCATCGAGACGAAGGTGAAGGCGGCCACGTCCGCAACCTTCGTCGTGTCCCTGCTCATCGCCGTACTCAACGCCGTCGTCGCCGACGACAGCCTGCTGCAGCCGCTGCCGGCATGGCTGCAGGCTCTCCTCATCGCGGTCGCCCCGGCGGTGGTGACGTTCCTCAGCGGCTGGCAGGCCCAGCACACGCCGCGTATCCGGTAGGGAGCCCCCTTGGACGCCGCCACCGTCGGCGCGATTCTCGCGCTTGCTGGGGTCATGTCCGGCTCGGTGGTGGCGTACCTCGGGAAGCGGGGAGAGAACGCAACCGCCCGCATGAACAGCGAGATAGACCAAATCCAGGAGGAACGTGACGGGCTGCGCAAGCAGCTCGCCGAGCGGGACGCCAGGGTCACCGAGCTGCTCAAGCAGCAGGGCGAGGACTACGTGACGATCGCCCGCCTCCGTGCCCGCATCATCAGTCTGGGAGGCGATCCGTGACCCGTGCACAGCAGGCCCTCGCCGGGCGCTGGCGGTGGATCGCCGTGTTCTGCTGGCTGCTGGCCCTGTCCGGGCTGGCCGTCGTCGGCTACTCCTGGTACACCCAGCTCGCCGACGAGGCCGACCGGCGGGGCACCGCCGTGAGCACCCTCGCCGGTGACGTGCGTGTCCTGCGCGCGCAGGTCCAGGCCGCGGGCGAGACGCCCAAGGCGCCCGACCCGAGTAAGGCCGTCGAGGACCTCGACGACCGCGCCCGCGTCCCCGTGCCGATCCCGGTCCCCGGGGAGAAGGGGGACAAGGGCGATCCGGGCAAGGACGCCCCGACCATCACCCCGTCGCCCGGGCCGTCGGGAGCGGCGGGCCAGAACGGCGCCGATTCCACCATTCCCGGCCCGGCCGGGCCGCCGGGTGCAGACTCCACCGTCCCAGGGCCCAGCGGGCCTCCGGGCAGAGATGGCCGCGACGGAACAGACGGCAAGGACGGGCAGACCTGTCCGGACGGCTACAGCCTCCAGACTCCCGCCGATGACCCGGACGCGCTGGTGTGCCGCCGCGACGGCGCGCCGGACCCGGAGCCAACCGAGGACGGCGGCTTGCTCTCCATGGGCCTCGACCCGACCCGACGCCAGTACCCGTAACGACCGCGGCCCCACTCTCCTTTCGGGAGGGCGGGGCCGCTTTCGTGCGTCCAGGGGTACTCACCAGACGAGTACCCCTCAGTCGTCGAGGTCGACGCGGAAGTCGACGATGGTGGTGTCGCCGCGTCGCACGATCGGGTGAGCGACCTCGACGATCCGGCCGGTGTCGGCGATGTGCCGCCGCGTGTACCGCAGCACCGGTACGCCCGAGCCGATCCGCAGCGTCGCCGCCTCCAACTCGGTGGGCATGCCCGCCTGGAACGACTCGGTGATCGCCGTGACGCGGATACCGAGGGACGCCATCTGTGCCCGAGTGCCGCCCGGCCACGGCTCGTTGATGGGGTCGGCGACCGGCGTCCCCTCGACGTCCGACCACCGCACGTAGCTGATGGACATCTGGGTGGGCTGGTCGTTGTCGTAGAACACGAAGTGCCGGGCGAGGAGCCGCTCACCCACCTCGCACTCGAACAGGGCGGCCAGTTCGGCGTCGGCCTGGACCCGCTCGAACCTCTTGTCGAGGCGGTACTCGGTCCAGCCGATGCCCTGATCCCTGGTGTACGGCGTCGACTTGGCGCCGGGCGTGGACCGGTAGCGGTCGGCGGGCATCCGGTGAATGGCCGGCCGGGCGCGGACGATGGTGCCTGCGCGGGCCCTGGACTCGACGAGCCCCTCGTTGGCGAGGAGGCGCAGCGCGTTGCGGACGGTGATCTCTGAGACGCCGTAGTGCTCGCAGAGTTCGGGGAGGGTGGGGATGCGGTCGCCGGGTCCGTACTCGCCGCCGGGTGCGATGCGGCGCCGCAGGTCGGCGGCGATCCGCAGGTACTCAGGCTGTGCCACAGCGATGCTCCCGCTTCCACTGATCGCGTCAATCTGTATACGCATAATCGCCCTTCCACTTGACCAGCGCCAATCCCGGCGACAATCTGAATACACAAAGGCAGTTACCGTATTCAGATAACCACTGTCTCCGGGGGACAGCTATGCCCGAGTCGGGTCATACCTGGCGCAAGCCCTTCAAGGGTGAGGCCATCGAGGCGCGTCATGTCCGCCTGTGGACCGCCGGACGCGTGAAGCACCCCGACGCCCCGCTCCTCGCGCACGAGCTGTACGTCGCCGTCCTCCAGTCCGGAGCCCCCGTCATCGAGATGGGGATCTGGACCGCGGGCAACCGCATCCGCATCACGGCAGACGGCCCGGACCCGCTCCCCCTGCTCAGCAGCCACGGGCCCGGCTGGCAGATCATCAGCGCCCTGGCCGACCTCACGGGAGTCGCCACCGACGGATGCGGACTGTGGGCGCAGTTAGGAGTGAAGCGATGAAGGCCGATCCGCCGGACATCGAGACGATGCGGGCTGTCATCGACCGCCTGCTCGACCCGGACGCCCTGGCTGCAGGCGCCTCTCCGCCAGCACCTTGCGAGCTGGAGACGCTCACCCTCCAACTGCGCGGGCACGTCGCTCTGATGCTGCCCGAGGTCAGGCAGACTGCTGAGCAGCTGCCGCGCGAGAGCATCCCCCGCTACTGCGCGCTCATCAGCGTCGTCGAGGCCCGCGAGCGGATGCGCGCCGAGCCCACCCGCCGATACGGCGGACCCGCCGGCCACGCCCGACGCCTCGCCCGCACCCTCAACGCCTTGTGCGACCACTGGGAAGCCCTCGCAAGGGTCGTCCCCTCCGCGCGTCCCTGA